CCTCAGAAAGACCATGATTATGTAATATCAGTTGACGTTGCTAGAGGTGTCGGTAATGACTACTCTGCGTTTATGGTTGTTGATATTACAACATTCCCTCACAAAGTAGTAGCAAAGTATAGAGATAACACTATTAAACCAATGTTGTTTCCTAGTGTCATCTATGAGGTGGCAAAGAATTTCAATGAAGCCTTTATCTTATGTGAGGTCAATGACGTTGGTGATCAGGTGGCATCTATTCTTCAGTATGACCTTGAGTATCAGAACCTGTTGATGTGTTCGATGAGAGGTCGTGCAGGTCAGATTGTTGGACAAGGATTTTCGGGACAGAAGACACAGTTAGGTGTAAAGATGTCTAAGACTGTGAAAAAGGTTGGTTCATTCAACCTGAAGACTTTGATTGAAGAAGATAAACTTCTCCTTTGTGATTATGACACTATCTCAGAACTGACTACATTTATTCAGAAACACAACTCCTTTGAAGCAGAAGAGGGTTGTAATGATGACTTGGCAATGTGTTTGGTCATTTATGCTTGGTTGGTTGCACAAGACTATTTCAAAGAACTGACTGACCAAGATGTTAGAAAAAGATTATATGAAGAACAGAAGAATCAGATTGAACAGGATATGGCACCATTTGGATTCTTAGATGATGGTTTGGCTGATGATAACTTTGTAGATGAAGATGGAGACAGATGGTATACTCATCAGATGGATGAGTACGGTAACACTGCAGGTGGTTGGGAACTCTGGAATTACTGATGGATTTAGATGGTCAGATTAAACTTGGTCACTTACTTCTGAATGATAGGAAGTGTAGAACTTGTGGCGAAATAAAAAATCTAATAGAAGGGTTTTATAGAACTAGGAGAGATAGAGGACCTGTTGCATCATCATATTCTTATGAATGTAAAGAGTGTACTATCAAAAGAGTTAGAGAAAAAAGAAATAAACCAGATATACCATACAACCCAGTTCCTAGAATTAAAGATGTATATCCTGATTGGTAGTCACGTCTCGTTTCCCCACTGAAAACACCCATTTTCATAAATATTTTCAGATAAACTGAGATCACGGAGAAAAAAATGGCGACTCCTCAATTATCTCCTGGCGTATTGGTCAGAGAAGTTGATTTAACCGTAGGGAGAGCTGATAATGTTCTCGATAATATCGGTGCAATTGCTGGTCCTTTTTCAATTGGACCTGTAAACGAAGCTATTGATATTTCAACAGAACAAGAACTTATTCAAACTTTTGGTAAACCACTCTCTACTGATAGACAGTATGAGTACTGGATGACCGCATCCTCATACCTTTCATATGGTGGTGTACTTAAAGTTGCAAGAGTTGGTGGATCCACTCTTAACAATTCAAATGCAGGAGCTGGAGCAGCATCAACTACTTCACTCAGAATTGACAATTACGACGACTATCAAGCCAACCATACTACAGACACTTCATTTAACTGGGCAGGTAAGAACCCTGGTAAGTGGGCTGACAAACTGAGAGTTTGTGTTATTGACAACGCAGCAGACCAAACGATTGGAATTAATACTACAGATGTTGGGGCATCTGGAGGAAAGGTCGGTTTTGGTATTACCGTTTCTCTTGATGATGTTGTTATTCCTGGAGCAGGTTCAACTTCATCCTTTACTGGTTATCTCAAAGGAATTATCACTGGTGTTACCACAGATACAACCAATGGTAATAGTACAATTGATGTTAAAATAACATCAAGAGTTTCTTCCGCAGGTACAGAAACAAGTATTACTTATCAACAAAGTAATCCAGCAGCTTCTGTTGAAGCATCTGATACCATTTCCTTTGTGAATAATAGTGGTATTACTACAGGTTCTACACAATCCGCCACAACAGTTGTTGATTGGTACGACCAACAAACCCTTGGATTAACCAATTCTACGGTATATTGGAAGTCACTGGCACCAAGACCTGTAACAGGTAACTACTCAAGTTCCAGAAATGGTTCTAACGATGGTATCCACGTTGCAGTTGTTGATGACACTGGTTCAGTAAGTGGTATTCAAGGCAATATCCTTGAGAGGTTCTTGAATCTTTCTAAGGCTTCTGACGCAACTGCTGATGGTGATGCACCAACAAAGACTTACTATAAGAACTATATTGCTGACAATTCAGAGTATGTTTATGCAGGTAAGAACCCTTCACAAGGAGAAGATACTTACTGGAATACTCAACCACTTGCAGCTGGTTTCTCATCATCATTTACTCCAGTTACTGAGGGTGCTGGTCTTTGGGGTCAAGAAGCACAAGGTGTTACCTTTAGTTCTATCGGAAATGTAAGTTATGTGTTTGGTGGTGGTGCTGACTACTCAGCAAATGGTGGAATGGAAGCCACACTTGGTGATTTGAATACTGCATATAATTTGTTTTCGAATAAGGACGAAGTCGAAGTAGATTATATCATCATGGGTCCTGGATTAGATGATGAGTCTCAATCACAAGCTAAAGCAAATAAAGTTATTTCTATTGCAGAAGCAAGAAAAGATTGTGTTGCTACTGTCTCACCACACAGATCTAATGTTGTAAATGTTACTAATACAACAACAGCAACCAATAATCTCCTGAAGTTCTTCTCCCCACTTACTTCTTCATCATATGCAGTATTTGATAGTGGTTACAAGTACACTTATGACAGATTTAATAATGAGTTCAGATATATTCCATGTAACGGAGACGTTGCTGGTCTGATGACTCGCACAAACATTGTTGCTTATCCTTGGTTCTCACCAGCTGGTACTCAAAGAGGTACTCTGAACAATGCTATTAAGTTGGCTTATAATCCAACTAAGGCTCAGAGAGACATTCTTTATCCTGCAAGAATTAATTCTATCATCAATCAAAAAGGTACTGGTAGTATCTTATACGGAGATAAGACTGCACTTTCTTACGCTTCCGCATTCGATAGAATTAACGTAAGAAGACTGTTCCTCACAGTTGAACAGGCTCTTGAGGGTGCGGCAAATGCACAACTCTTTGAACTCAACGACACTAACACAAGATCCAACTTTGTTAACATAGTTGAACCTTACCTGAGAGACGTTCAGGCCAAGAGAGGTGTTTATGACTTCCTGGTCGTTTGTGATGAGACCAACAATACTCCTGAAGTAATTGATAATAATGAGTTTAGGGCAGACATCTACCTGAAGCCAACCAAATCAATTAACTATGTGACCCTCACATTTATTGCTACAAGAACTGGTGTTCAGTTCTCTGAAGTTGCTGGTCGTGGCTGATCATTATTTAAATAACCATCTAACAAAGGAGTACTAAAAAATGGCTGAAGCAAAAACCATTTCTCAATTCAAATCAAAATTGGCGGGTGGTGCAGCCCGCCCCAATCTGTTTGAAGTATCAATTCCTTCATTCCCTTCATCAGTATCCGACGCTTGGAACTCAGGTGACAACGGTGAGAATGGAACTTTCAAGTTCCTATGTAAAGCTGCTAACCTTCCAGCTTCCACCGTTGCAGCTATCAACGTTCCTTTCAGAGGTAGAAATCTGAAAGTTGCTGGTGATAAGACATTCGCTGATTGGACTGTAACAGTTATCAATGATGAGGATTTCAGACTCAGAACTGCATTTGAAATTTGGTCAAATGCTCTCAGTAAGTTGGATGATAACACTGGTGTTACCAACCCAACTTCTTACATGACAGATGCATATGTTCAACAACTTGGTAGAGGTAGAGAGAAATTCTCTACCGCAAATGTAGGTGATGAGCATTCTGTCCTGAGAACTTACAAGTTCTTTGATATTTGGCCTAACAACATCAGTGAAATTGCACTGAGTTACGATTCAACCAACGCAACCGAAGAGTTCACTGTAACCTTCAGTGTTCAATACTTCACTATTGGTAACTCTCTTGAGTCCAACACTGGTACCGTAGGTGAAACTCTGATTCAGTGATAAATACTAGAACAGAAGTCTAGTATTAATCATAATGGCCAGATTGTTTGGTTTTTCTATTGAAGATAACGAAAAGACCTCGCCTGGCATAGTGTCTCCAGTTCCTCCCACCAATGAGGATGGTTCTGAACACTATGTCAGTTCGGGGTTTTTTGGTTCTTATGTAGATATTGAAGGTACATATAAAACAGAAAACGATCTTATTCGTAGGTATCGTTCGATGGCACTCTATCCTGAGTGTGATAGTGCCATCGAAGACATTGTAAATGAAGCAATCGTTTCAGATACCAATGATAGTCCTGTTCAGATTGAATTGTCTAATCTGAATGCCAGTGATGGTATCAAAAAGAAAATTAGAGAAGAGTTCAAATATATTCTTGAGCTACTTGACTTTGACAAGAAGGCTCATGAGATTTTCCGTAATTGGTATATTGACGGAAGACTCTACTATAATAAAGTCATTGACCAGAAGAATCCAACTGCAGGTATTCAAGAACTGAGATATATTGATTCTTCTAAGATGAAATATGTCAGACAGTTGAAGAAAAAAGGTAAAGATAGTGTTCAAGCATCTGTAACTCAATATCAATATTCAGAAGGAACTGGATATGACTTCCCAGAGATTGAAGAGTTTTTCATCTACACTCCAGGTAATATGGGGAGTGGTACTGGTTCTAACTCCACTACTTATGGTGGAACGACAAAAGGTGTCAAAATGACCCGTGATTCTGTTACCTATTGTACTTCTGGATTGGTAGACAGAAACAAGGGATCAACTCTGTCCTGGTTACACAAAGCAATTAAACCACTCAATCAGTTGATGATGATTGAGGATTCACTTGTTATCTATCGTCTTTCTAGAGCACCTGAAAGAAGAATCTTCTATATTGATGTTGGTAACCTTCCTAAGATGAAGGCAGAACAATATCTCCGTGATGTTATGATGCGTTATCGTAACAAACTGGTATATAACGCAGACACTGGTGAAATCAAAGATGACAAGAAGTTTATGTCCATGATGGAAGACTTCTGGTTGCCTAGAAGAGAAGGTGGTCGTGGTACAGAGATTACTACACTTCCTGGTGGTCAAAACCTTGGTGAAATTACTGACATTAACTATTTCCAAAGAAAACTTTACAGATCTCTGAATGTACCTGAGACCAGAATTGAAGGTGAAGGTGGAGGAATGTCATTGGGTCGTTCTTCTGAAATCTTGAGAGATGAAGTCAAGTTCTCCAAATTTGTTGGAAGAATGAGAAAGAGATTCTCTTCAATGTTCAGTGACATGTTGAAGACTCAATTGATTCTGAAAAACATCATTACTCCTGAAGATTGGGAGTATATGAACGATCATATTCAGTATGACTTCCTATATGATAATCACTTTGCGGAACTGAAAGAAGCAGAACTTCTGACTGAAAGACTGAACCTTCTTCAGACTGTTGAACCTTACATTGGCAGATTCTATTCTCAAGATTATGTCAGAAGAAATATTCTTCAACAAACTGATAGTGAGATTCTTGAACAGGATGAACTCATTGAAAGAGAGATTGAGAATGGTGTTATTCCTGATCCAAATGCAATGGCAGATCCTATGGCTATGGAAGGTGGTGTTCCAGCACCAACATCAACAGAACCTACTAATGCAATTCAAGCACCCACTACTCCTAAAGATCCTGATTTAGGTGATCAGGGAGTCATCTAAATAACAACGTAATGATTTCTTTAAACCATGGATGAACTTATGGATTTGTTGGTGACGGACGGAAGTTCCTCACAAATCAGTGATC